GTGCGTCCAACACGATTTTGCGCCTGCCTTTCTCGAACGAATCGAGCATCGCAGTAACGTCCGTTGGTGCGGGCGGTACGGGAGGCGCCGCTGGCGCTGCTGGTGGGCTCGGAGGTACGACGCAGTTCAGCATGGGCGACCGTTATACCATCAACTTCCGACCAGCGTGGGTTTCCGGCGATGAAGCGCAAGCAGGCGGTGCAGCAAATGGCGGACGCGGTGGGCATGGTGCGACTGCTGGCGGCGGGGTCTACGCTGTCGGCGGTGCAGCCGGGACGGGTGCAACTGAGCCGACTGCCGGGGGCGTAACTCAATTCCGCAATCGCAACATGACGACAGGCGGTGCGGGCGGCGGAGGCGGGAGCAACGCCACTACGGCAGGCAGCTTCGGCGGCCCGTGCGACATTTATGGCGACACACAAGACAAAGGCGAAGGTGATGGCGCGGGCGGCAATGGCGGAAATGCGTCCCTCGGCATGGGCGGATTGGGCGGCGACGCACTGGCGGCAGGAGCAAACGCTATCGGGTACGGAGCGGGCGGCGGAGGTGGCGGATCAGGTGCCGCTGGTGGTAACGGAGCGCCCGGAGTTGTGTTCATTGAGGTGTTCGGCTGATGCCCACCATAGAACAATGCCGCGCTGAGGTTGATGCCTAGCCACCCATGACATAAGGGAGTATTAATTGCCATTCCAGAAAAACGGTGTTCGCCAATATAAACGAGAACTTGCTTGGGAGCATAAGAAAAAACCTAATCGAGTCAAAGACCGTGCCGAGCGTAATCGTGCCCGTAAGGAGGCTGGCCTGAAGGTAGGCGATCCTCGTGTCGCTGACCATAAAAAGGAATTAGTTAGAGGCGGGTCAAATAATCCTAGTAATATAAGGATTGTGTCTGCCCAAACCAATAATAAAAAAGAGGCCTTAAGAAAAAAAAGAGCAGCTAAAAAGAAATGACTAGAGTTTATACAGAAGAACAAAAACAAAGACGCCGTGATCTTCAGAAAAAGTATAGACAAACTGATGAATATCGTGCTAAAGCCCGTGCATATGAGCAATCTAGAAAACACCTACCACATGTTAAAGAGGCGACAAAGCGGTATAATAGCCGTTATATAACCTCAGAGACTTATTTAGAGAAGCAACGGATAAAATTTAAGTGCCCTAAAGAGAGGGCTAAAGCCTTGTATCAAACCGTTAAGCAACGAGCAACAAAGAGACAAATTGCTTTTGATCTATCTATAGAATGGTTTGAGGAACGACTAATCACAGGACTATGTGAGGTCTCAAAAATTCCATTTAAATTAGATAATTATGGTGAAAAGTGGGATAAGTTTTATTCGCCTAGTGTAGACAGAATTGATAATGATAAAGGCTATGTAGTGGAGAATTGTCGTCTTGTTCTGTTTGGCTTTAATGCTGGAAAATTTACAGCTACAGATGATGATTTTGCTAAACTAGTATATGCTCTAGCTGCACAAAATTTCGGAAAGAAAAAGGAGGAACCCCTAGTTGGCCAAGCTTACACTCAATGACATAACCTCTGGTTATGCTTCTACCACAGCAGTAAATGCTAATAATGCTGCTATTGAAACAGCATTAGAAAATACTCTATCCCGTGATGGTACTGGCCCTAATCAGATGGGTGCAGCCCTTGATATGAATGGAAACCTCATCCTAAACCAAGGTAATCCAATAACTATAAATGGGTTTAATTGGGAAGGGCCTTGGGTTACTGGTACTACCTATCAAGTAGGAGATGTAGTTGAGACTGGTGGAACATCATATATCTGTATTGTAGAGCATACTGCTTCAGCCCTGTTTGCAACAGATAGTGCAAGCTGGCAAACTGTGGCAGAGGCAAGCTTTCCTACTCAAGCAGGGAATGCTGCTAGGTTTTTACAAACAAATGGGACTACGGCTACTTGGGAGGTTCCTGATAGCACTGAAATCTCTTTTATCCAGTCCGGTACCGGGGCGGTTGCAACGACCATACAAGCCAAGGTACGCGAAACCATCCACGTCTCAGACTTCGGCGCGTCAACTTTAGGCACCGCAGCCGAACAAACTGCGGCTATTCAAAAGGCGCTCAACCTCACCCGCGACGTGCTTGTTCTCGACTTCGGCGGACATGTCTACACCGTGACAGACTCAGGCAATGCCGCATTCACCGGCTTGAACTATGCGCTGAAGTGGGCGGGTTCTGGTGTGCTGGTGCTAAAGAATGGTGGGGTCCATCTTAACACTCACGCGAAACTTGTCGGGTTGTGGCTAGGAGAAGCAACTGGGCGTGTCATTCTCGATCCTTCGTTCAAGATGACATGTGCTACTAGAACCACCACAACCCACCTCGGACCTGTTGCCATTTCATACGGCGAGCAGGGTGCAACTGGAGCTAATGGCACCCTGGAAAGTCTGGATGTGCTCGGCTGTCAGATTGATGGTTATGGATATATGGTGCACGGACACGGCTGCAAGCGGGTCAACATCCATATCAAGGACTCGGCACAAAAGGGCGGTGGCTTATATCCGACTTATGTAAATGAGGTTGTCGGACTTGGATCGACTAATACGGCATACAAGACAGAATATTGCCGCATCAAACTGGAGAACGTCACCCCCGACCCAACCTACGGAGATCACGCGGTCTACATGCTGGGAGAGTTTGGCGATGTTGATATTGAGGTCGATCTGGCCGGAATCTGCACCAATGACCCAATCAAGCTCTACGGAAAGGCTGGAGATGCTGACTGGCCTTCGGTCAAGTGGGGCAATATCAAGGTGCGTGGCGACGTGAACGGCACGACTATTCCGGTTGTCAGCTCTGGCTGGGGCGTGGTTCTGTCTGAAGCGAACAAAGCCGAGAACGTCGATATTTCAATCAACGCCACCGGCACCACGCTTGATTACTACGTTTACTCGGAGTGGGCGACCGATTCGATCAACGTGCATAACTGCGAGGGGCTTGGATCAGAGACAAGCCATGTGCATATCGGTCCTGCCCTCAGTCTAGGCGTCAATTCTGGAACGGTAAACATCTCCGCCAACAATTTCGGTAACTACGCGCAGGGCGGGTCGAACACCGTTGGGATCGGCGTTGCTCGTGCCGACGTGCTGCAAGTGCATGGCAACACGATGGAGCCGGATGGGGTGACCACAGGCGACTCGATCAACGCTGACCCTGCAAACGTGAGCGTCATCTACGCCAGCAATAACGCATGTTCCAAGTCCCCGCTGTGGATTGATGACCGCACCAAGCACACGCTGGCGGTGCATGACATCAATAACGGCTGGGAAAGTTCGGTTCCTGCCGCAATTACCCTGACAAATGGATGGTCGGGGAGCGCGCTACGATTCGATAAGATCGGAACACTGGTCACGATGTACGGCACCGCAGATTGCACGGCATCGACAGCCGCCACCCTTGGCACCCTGCCTGCCGGGTTCCGTCCTGCCGGGACGCTGGAGCTTACGGTAGTTGCCACCGCAGGCGCAACCAAGACAGCGGGAATTTTGAGCATTGCCAATACCGGGGTAATCAGCTTCGTCGATCATGTGGCGCAGGACTCGATCAACGTCGGCGAGGTGTCCTTCCATGCCCAGCTTTGAACTAGATAAACAAGCCCACTTCTGGGCAGGCATGGCAATCTATGGGATGGCTGCTGCCGTACTACCTGCTTGGTGGGCACTACTCCCTGTAGTAGTTGCCGCTGTGGGTAAAGAGTTGTGGGATAAGCGTACTCACCCTGCTGATTGGTATGATGCCCTATATACGGTTGGTGGCGGATGTGTTGCGCTTTTATGGACAATAGCCGTATGAGTGTTAAATTCTTAACAGCAATTAACCGTGTCTTAGGACACGAGGGTGGTTACGTAGATGACAAAGCCGATCCAGGAGGAGAGACGAACTGGGGGATCAGTAAACGTGCCTACCCCCAAGTACGGATTAAGGAACTTACAAGAAGTCAGGCAATTGCTATCTACTACCGAGACTTCTGGCAGAAAGCCGGATGTGAATCCTTTTCGGATGGAGTCGGGTATCAATTACTTGACAGTGCTATTAATAGTGGCATTGGTCAGTCTATTCGCTTCCTTCAACGTGCTGTTGGAGTTGCTGACGACGGTATCCTTGGACCTATTTCTAAAGATGCTATTGCCTCCATGAATGAAGCCAAGATGATTATGTTATTCAATGCAGAACGTTTAGAGTTTATGACTAAACTTAAAAACTGGCCTAATCACGGTAAGGGGTGGGCTAGACGTATTGCACAGAACCTTAGATATGGAGCAGAAGACTCGTGAAACTTCCGTCTATTGAAGACAGCCGTGGGACTAAAAGCCAAACCCTGTTATTCACAGTGTTAGGTCTTCTGACAATGGTTGGTATGGCTTTAGCCCCGCTATTCTTGAACAAGCCTCTATATAGCATTACAGAGTTCGCTACGGCGTTTTCTGTGATTTTGGCGCCGTGGGTAGCCAGAGAGGGTGTTGAGAAGCTTGCAGCCAATCGTAGTGAGTCTGAGGGGGTGTTTAAGATCCCCCCGGGAGCATAATATGCCGTGGCTTGGAATGATTCCTTGGAAGATTGTTGGAGTGGTGGTAGCCGTGTTGGCTATTTGGGGTTATGGATATTGGGGAGGAGTAAATCATGAGAGAGAAAAACAACTCGCGCAAGCAGCAAAAGCCCTCGAAGCAGCCGTCGCTGTGGAGAAGGCTCGTGGACAAGCTACTCTTGAAGTGGAAAGAATGGCTTGGGCAAAAACGCAAGTAGTTAAAGAGAATACACGGACAATTGTAAAGGTCATTAGAGATGAAAAGCCTAGTTCTAATTGCAGCTTATCTAATGGTTGGGTGCAGCGTCATAACGAAGCCAGTGCAAACACCCTTCCCAAGCCCCCCTCCGTCGATCATGAGGGAGATTCCGGAGTTACAGCCGATAAAGCCCTTGAGCAAGTCGCAGAAAACTATGGAACCTGTCACGAAATAAGGGAGATTGCTAAAGGTTGCCAGCAATGGATTAGAGAACAATCGCAAATAAAACAATAATCATTAGAGAGTGGTATGGCAGAAACATCTAGAATGAAAACCCTCGAGGATCGTGTAGATAAGTTAGAGAATGAGTTTATTAGTTCTGGTTTAGACAAAGACAGGCGTATTGACGATATGCACCAAGATATGTTAGCAATACATACGGACATGGGTGCTATGAAGAAGACTATTGAAGAGCTTACTGCGGAGATTAAATGTGCTGTCCAGTCATTAAAGCAAATTGCCACTAATACAACTAATATGCACGAGCTTGCTTCTTTATATGAAAAATGGAAAGGGTTTAGTTGGGTTATGAAGAATCTTGGATTCTGGGGGGCCATCCTTATTGCCTTTATCCTTGGCATAGTTGCAGCAATCGTTAAAACAAATGTCTAGATCCGAAGAGATTGCACAGATTAGGGAAGCAGCAGAGAATGATCTGCTCTTCTTTATTAAACTGGTGGCTCCTAAAAGAGTCTTGGGATCTGTACATGAAGAAGTATTACGCTGGTGGACAAGGGAAGAGGCCAAGCATAACCAGCTTCTTCTCCTCCCTAGAGGCCACCAGAAGAGTCAACTATTAGCCTATCGTGCTGCATGGTGGATTACTAAACATCCAGAGACTACTATCCTGTATGTATCTGCTACTGCTGCCCTTGCCGAGAAACAACTTCTTGCTATCAAGAATATTTTAGACTCTAAGATCTATCGTCGTTATTGGCCTGAGATGCTTAATCTCGACGAAGGCAAAAGAGAGAAGTGGGCTATTAGTGAGATTAGTGTAGACCACCCTAAAAGAAAGCTGGAAGGTGTTCGAGATAGTACAGTAATGGCTGCTGGTCTCACCACCAACACTACTGGATTCCACGCTGATGTAGTTTGCCTAGATGACGTTGTAGTACCTGCTAACGCTTATACAGAGGATGGTAGGGATAAGGTTTCTGCAGCCTATTCTCAGTTTGCATCTATTGAAAACCCCGATGCATATGAGTGGGTTGTTGGTACTAGATACCATCCCAAGGACTTGTACCAGACCTTAATGGAGATGACTGAAGCCATCTTCGATGACGATGGCGAGTTAGAAGAAGAGGCCAATGTGTATGAGGTCTTTCAACGTGAAGTGGAGACGGATGGTGAGTTCTTGTGGCCTCGCCAGATGCGTGAAGATGGTAAGTACTTTGGTTTCGATCAGAAGACCTTAGCACGCATTAAGTCTAAGTATATTGATTCTACTCAGTATTTCGCTCAATACTATAACAATCCTAATGATGCAGCCAATGCACCTGTAGATAGATCTAAGTTCCAATACTTTGATAGATCTCATCTTAAAGAACGGGAAGGCGATTGGTATGTTGGAGACAGAAAACTTAACGTATATGCTGCTATTGACTTTGCTTTTAGTAGGGCTAAGAAGGCAGATAGTACCGCTATCGTTGTAGTAGGTATTGATTCAGAGAACTCTATCTATGTTCTGGATATAGATAGGTTCAAGACAGATCGAATTACCGAATACTTCCAACACTTATTTGACCTTCATAATAAGTGGGGGTTTAGGAAGATGAGGGCTGAAGTTACCGTGGCTCAACAAGCTATCGTAAGGGAGCTTAAGGAGGCCTATATCAAGCCTAGAGGCCTTTATATTTCAATAGATGAGCATAGACCTCAACGGCAGGACGGAAGTAAGGAAGAGCGTATTGCGGCCATCCTAGAGCCTAAATACGACAACTTACAGGTATGGCACTATAAGGGCGGTAATACTCAGATTCTTGAAGAAGAGTTAGTTATGCGTAGACCGCCACATGATGACGTTAAAGACGCATTAGCAAATGCTATTGAGATTGCTGTACCCCCTAGACGGTACCGTAACGAGACTACACAGAGTAACGTGATTTACCACAACCGCTTTGGTGGTGTGGCCTTTAGAGGATAAGACATGGCTGGCAAGGTCGCTGAAATTCAAACACTAATTAACCCTACAGCTTTAGCTGCTCAGTTAGTTCAGTTATATGATAGGTGGAAAAGACAACGCACTTCAGTTGAGGCTGAATGGCTTGAGCTTAGGAACTACCTGTTTGCCACAGACACTTCCACTACATCAAATGCTACCCTCCCTTGGAAGAATAGTACTACTATCCCTAAACTAACCCAGATTAGGGACAACCTTCATGCTAACTACATGGATGCATTGTTCCCTAATGATAGTTGGTTTAAATGGGAAGGTTATTCTGCTGACTCTGTTATCAAGGAGAAGCGGGAGACAATCGAATCTTACATGAAGAATAAGGTTCGAGAGAGTGGATTTAAGGAAGCAATCTCCAAGTGTGTCCTTGATTACATCGACTATGGCATTGCTATTACTGATGTTGAGTGGGTTACTGAATCCCATATTGATAGTGCAACTGGTGAAGAAATTGTAACTTACATCGGTCCCAAGGCTGTAAGAATTTCTCCTACCGATATTGTCTTTAATCCAGTAGCAGTTGACTTTAAAGTATCCCCTAAGTTTACCCGTGTTGTTAAGACTATTGGTGAACTTAAGAAGGATATTGAACAGCATCCAGAGTTCAGATATGACAGAGAGATATTTGATAAAACTGTCGATATCCGTAGAGCGTTAACCGCTTACCGTAATGATGATCTTAATAAGGTACAGGCATATCTTGCTGATGGATTTGGTTCTTTGTCGGAATACTATCAGTCTGGTTTTATCGAATTGTTGGAGTTTGAGGGAGACATTCACGACCAACAGACGGGTGAACTTCTAGAACGTCGTATTATTACCATTGTAGACCGTACTCACATCCTCCGTAATGTTGAGAACCCTTCGTGGTTAGGTACAGATAACAAGGAGATGATTGGTTGGAGAGATCGTCCTGATAACTTATATGGTATGGGTCCGTTAGCCAACCTAGTTGGTATGCAATATCGCTTAGATCACCTTGAAAACCTCAAGGCGGATGCTATGGACCTTACTGTTCAGCCACCTCTAGTTATCCAAGGGGATGTGGAACCATTTACATATGGTCCGTTTGAGAAGATCTTCGTACCGGAAGATGGTAATGTAACCTCACTTGCCCCTAACCAAGCTGTCCTCGCTGTTAACAATGAGATTGCCTATCTTTTACAACTCATGGAAGAGATGGCAGGTGCTCCTAAAGAGGCCATGGGTATTCGTAGCCCAGGTGAGAAGACTGCCTTCGAGGTACAACAACTTCAGAATGCTTCTGGCCGTATCTTCCAGCATAAGGTGCTGAAGTTTGAAAGTATGATTGAGAAAATCCTTAATCGTATGCTTGAAGTGGCTAGACGTAACATGGATTCGGCTGATGTTATCCGTGTTATGGATGATGACCTTGGTGTTGTGTCCTTTATGTCTATCACTAAGGAGGACATTACTGCTAAAGGTAAGTTACGTCCTGTTGGTGCAAGACATTATGCTAACCGTGCTCAGTTGATGCAAAACCTTAGCGGTGTGTTTAACTCCCCGTTGGCCGGTATCATTGCACCCCATATCTCTTCTAAGAAACTTGCCCAGTTGGTGGAAGACTTCATGGGCTTTGAACAGTTTGACTTCATCAGTGACAATGTGGCTATCTTTGAACAAGCTGAAACACAGAAACTTATGAATGAAGCACAGAATCAAATTCAAGTTGAGCAGATGATTCCTGCTCAGGAAGGTATTCAAGGATTACAAGGAGTATGAGTGAAGCTAAATCATTAAAAGAAGCAGAAATAAACGGTAAGCCCTTGACAAAGCAGGAAATCTATGCTATAATTCGTTCCTATATCGAGGATCAAATTGCAACCGCACAACGGAAGCAACTATCTGAGACCAATTTCGATAAACCAGCTTGGGGAGAATTCCAAGCTTATCAAATAGGTTTCATTAAAGGTCTTCAAAAAGTATTAGAAACAATCCCTTTGACCAAAGGTAATAATTAATGTCTGAAGAAAGTATCTTCTCGTCTGACCAAGACGGCGAAGCAGTAGTACAAAATCCTCCCGTTGCAGATATCGTCCTCCCACCCGAGGTGCAAGAGTTTGTCGGAGAAGGTAAGAAGTATAAGTCGTTGCAAGATGCGTTGAAGTCGATTCCTCATGCTCAAACACACATTCAAAGATTAGAGCAAGAGTTGACAGAAGCCAAAACAGTCGCAGCTAAAGCTGTTGCAATGGAAGAACTTCTTGAAGAGATCAACAAGTCGAAGGTTCAACCGGCTCCGCAATCTACCCCTGCGTCGAGCGGTGTTCAAGACGTTGATTTAGATAGCGTGGTAGAGAAGGCATTGGCCCGTAAGGAAGCACAGAGAGTTGCCCAAGCAAATGCTCAAGAGGTTATTGAAGCCTTTCAAGCTAAGTTTGGTGATAAGAGTGAAGCAGAGTTTATCCGCCTTGCTCAAGAGAACGGTCTTTCTATTACTCATCTGAATATGCTAGCCCAAACCTCTCCACAAGCAGTATTGAAGCTTGCAGGGTTGTCCCAAGAGAAGTCTAAGGGTGTCCCCCATTCTTCTTCTAGCGTTAAGACCGAAGGCCAGTTCACCCAAAACAATCAAGAACTCAGTGCCAAGGTCAGCATGGTTGGTGCTTCTACCAAAGATGTGCTTAACGCTTGGCAGATTGCAAAGCAAAAAGCAATTAACAACTTAACTAAAGGTAACTAATAATGTCTGAACTTTCTAGTAACTATAGCCACGCTTTTGTAGAGGCAAAACAGTATAGCCAGTTTATTCTGGATAACCTGCATGATGTCCTCCTGCCGGAAGGTATGTGGCGTGATGTGTCGGATTTTGGCTCTGGTCAAACTCTGAATATTAAAACAGTTGGTACCGTGACTCTGCAGGATGCTGCGGAAGATGTGCCGCTGGTCTTCAACCCGATTGACAAGGGTTCTATCACGCTGTCGATCACTGATTATGTTGGTGACGCTTGGCGTGTTACTGACGAACTCCGCGAGGATGGCTCCCAGATTGACACTCTGATGTCTATGCGTGCAATGGAATCCACCCGTGCCTTTGGTGAACAGCATGAAACCAAGTTCCTCGCTGCTTGCGACTTCTCGGCTACTGCTACCGATGTGTACACTGTGAATGGTCGTCCTCACCGTTGGGTTGCTGGCGATACCGTTGATTCATGGGCCTACAACCCGCAGTGTGAAGGTCTGATGACTACTGGTTTTGCTTCTTCGCATCGCTTTGTCCGCAACATCATGGGCTTCGATGTGTACACCAGTAACTTCCTGAATACCAAGACCTCTTCGGAAGCTCTGAACGCCTCCTCGTATGGTCTGCCCACGGATACTGCAGAGATTGGTGACGTTGCCAACATCTTTATGTGTGTGGCCGACGATGGTTGCAAGCCTATCATGCACGCATGGCGTCGTATGCCTAAGACTGAGGGCTGGCGTGATGAGGAAACCCGTAGCGACAAGTTCCAAGTTACCTCGCGCTTCGGTTTCGGTGTCCAGCGTAAAGACACCCTTGGTGTTGTTTATACCGATCCGTCCAAATATTAATCAACCCAAGGAGAATAGATTATGACTTTTGAAGCGAAAAGTGGTCTTGGTACTGCTAATAATTATGGTCCCCGTACGACTAACGGTAAATTTGGTGCGGATATCCCCGATGATGTAGTGAAATATGCGTCGTGGACTTTCTCTTACAACGACCTTCCGGGAGATGGCTACGATAATATGGTTAAGTTTATTCCTTCTGGGGCTGTGATCCTTGAAGGATACTTCCAAGTTATTACGGCCTTCACTGGTGGTACTAGCTATGACATCGACCTTGTTAAAGCAGATGGTACTGCTCTTGGTACTGGTAGTGATAAACTGTGGGATGCCTTACTGTTAGCGGAGATTGACTCGTCTGCAGTTGGTACAGCTATTAAGTCGTCTACCCATACTGGTACCAATTCCGGTAATGTCTTGGCGGGCTATGCTGCTGGTGCAGAATGTATTCTTGCATCGGCTGGTCAGTTGAAGGTTGCTGCTACTGGCACTTTCACTGCTGGTGAAGCCCGTATTATTGTCCAGTATATTGACGCTCCGGCTTAAGTAAAATCACAATAACTTAGACGTAACCTTAGAGGGGGGTTGGCTAAAGCCTTCCTCCCTCTTTTTCCTTATAGAGAATATATATGTCAATACAACACAGTGCAATTGCAGACGCAGACCGGCACGAACCTAAAGGCGCTTCTACTGCTGCTAGTGGTTCTGTGTATGTTTCTGATGGTGCTGCCTCTGGTTCTTGGGCTTGGCAACCTCAAGTCCTGACACTTGATATTGCAACCCTAAATACTGTGGAAGACTATTATATCGTCTTCCCGTACAATTCTACTATCAATAAAATCTATAGTGTAATTGATGCCGCTATAGCTACAGCAGATAAGGTATTAACAGCTTCTATTGGTGGTGTTGCAGTTACTAATGGTGTTATCACTATTACTCAGTCTGGCAGCGCTGCTGGTGATGTAGATAGCTGTACACCTACAGCAGCTAATACAATTACTGCTGGCACTGCCCTTAAGGTTGCAGCTACCGGGGCTACCACAGGCGATGCACGCTGCCACCTTTCGATTGTCTATACACGGACGGCCTAACAATGCCTAAGATGACCCTCCTTGACATCGTGCAGGATATCATGTCCGATATGAACAGTGACGAAGTAAACTCCATCAGCGACTCCGTTGAGAGTTTGCAGGTTGCTCAAATCATTAAGTCCACCTACTTCAATATCATTGATGGTAAGGACTGGCCTCATCTGTACAAGATGTATACCTTAACAGGATATGCCGATAGCGATAGGCCAACACACTTCTACTTACCCGACAATATTGTTGAAGTTGAATGGCTTAAGTACAATATTAAAACAGATGCGGGTGATAAAGATTCTTTTAGGGATATTATTTACAAAAGTCCTAAAGAGTTTATGGCCATCTTGGATGCGAGAGACTCCACTGCAACTTATGTCACGGTTGTAGAAGACCCTAGTACAATTGATTTAAATATTTATAACGATAGAGTACCGTCCTATTATACATCATTCGACAATGAGACTATTGTTTTAGATGCCTATTTAAACACTCTAGAATCGACGCTACAGGGTTCTAAGACACAGGCCTATGGTAAGGTATACCCCACATGGACAATGAGTGATAACTTTATTCCCGACCTTCCTACACAATCCTTCAGCTATCTCCTGAACGAGGCTAAGGCCACCTGCTTCCTTCGTATTAAGGAGGTAGCAGATAATAAATCTGAACAACACTCTGTTACTCAAAGACGTAGGCAATCTCAAGACTCTTGGAGAGTTGCAGATACAGTTGGTTATGTAAGTTATGGCAGAAAAGGTAAGAAGTAATGGCAACATATCAAACCCCTGCAGGTAAGAATATTTCTACATACATTGTACCCAATACAGCACTATATGCGATTAAGTTAGATCAAGGAGGATCCCTTCCTGAAAGATTGTGGGGACATTTCACTAGAGAAGACTTAGCTAATCGTGCTATTGAGAACTACTTAACTACGTTCAAAGCAAATAAGAAAGAAGCCTAATGGCCGTTAAATCTGAAAAACAGATTAACTCCTTTATCAAGGGATTAATTACAGAGTCTAATCCACTAACCTATCCAGAGAATGCATCTATGGATGAGGATAACTTTGTGCTTAATCGGGATGGCTCTCGTAGTCGTCGTCTTGGTATGGAGTATGAGGAAGACTATCAGCTTAACCCCTTAGGCACGTACAGTACAAACAACATCTCCTACCACGAGTGGGCAATTAGCGGTGGTGGCTCCACTACAGTGTCTATCGGTGTTGTAAGGGTCTACAACAAGTTGTGGTTCCTTAACATGCTCGATAGAAGTCCCTCTACTGCCCTGCTTAATGGTGGGGTTGCTTTAGAGGTAGACTTCTTAGAGAATGCTCCGATTGAATCTACGGTTATCAACAATGCACTGATCGTTGTTGGTGAAGATCTTCCGTACCCTGTCCGTATTACGTATGATCCTGCCACAGACACTATCACCCAAACCCCCTACACTGTACTGGTCAGAGACTTTTGGGGCGTGTATGACGGCCTTGTTGATAATGAGAGGCCCACGGTATTAAGCAACACCCATAACTACAATCTCCTGAATCAGGGGTGGTCTCCAACTATTAAGAATATTTGTGACACCACTCCAATTAACTGTACGTATACACACTTAGGTAAGTATCCCTCTAATTCTGATGTATGGCATATCGGTAAGGTTGCTGATAGCAATTCCGCCGACTTTGAACAATATAGTCCACTTGAAATGGACTTACGGAAACACGACTTTACAATTGCTCCTAAAGGTAAACACATTATTGATGTGTTTAACAGGGGTGCATCCAGACAGGAGGTGTCTACAGTCCTAGTAGCTACTACCCCTGTCTCCGGGACTTCTGTACCTACCGCGACTGTAAAAACTAATTTAGATACTGTACCCGACTATGTACTCGCTGCTAAGACTGTCGCTACAAGCGTACCTAATCCGGTATCCACCTACCCTGTAGACACAACTCAAGCCCTTCCCGTAGATAAAGAAACGGGTTCTTTCACTACAGTTGCTTTCTATGCAGGTAGGGTGTTCTACTCCGGCGTTAAGTCAGCTATCATTGACCCCGACCCCAAGAGTCCTAACTATTCTGGTTATGTCTTCTATTCCCAGACTATGTTGAATGACGACAAGTTAGGTAGGTGCTACCAAGAAGCTGACCCTACATCTGATGAGATTAGTGACATCATCGGAACGGATGGCGGTACTATCCACATTGCTGAAGCGATTAACATCACCGCCTTGGTAGCTACCAAAAGTGCCTTGTTAGTCTTTGCAGAGAATGGTATTTGGATGGTCAGTGGCGGTCAAGCCAACTTCTCTGCTACTGATTACCAGTTATCTAAGATTAGCTCTATCGGCACTAAGAACAAAGGAAGCATTGTCACTGTCAACAGTGAGGTGTATTACTGGGCCAAGGGGGGCATCTTCCGTATTGTCTACGATGATGCTGATGGTGGCCTTAAGAGTGAGAACCTTTCCTTAACCTCTATCCAAACCCTATATAACCAGATAGGAGATCAGGCTAAATACTCTTGTCGTGGTAAGTTTGAAGAGAAACAGAACACTATTCGTTGGTTGTATAACGACTCTCCTACGTATGCAGGACAGAGTAATTATAATCGAGAGTTAGTATTAGACTTGACTCTCGGTGCCTTTTATACTAATACAATTGATAATACGTATACCTATATAGCAGAACTTGTACGCATCCCAGACTATGCAGAGTCTACTGCTGTCGATGAGGTCTTGATAGGGAATGATCCTGTACTGGTTGGTACAGATGAAGTAGTGGTTAACATTACCGACATCACCTTCAGAGAAAGTCCTATTAGCTATCTTGCTGTAGATGCAAATTACAACTTTACTATTGCAAAGTACAAAGACACAACCTTCCATGATTGGACGATTGCTACTGGCGGTACTAACTATTCTTCCTACCTTGTCACTGGCTATGAAATCTTCGGTGAGATCATGAGGAAGAAGTATGCACCATACATCATGTTCTATTTCGACAGGACTGAGAATGGATTTACAGAAGTTACAGGTACCTTAAAGTTGGCTAATCCCTCCTCTTGTTTAGTGCAGGCTCAGTGGAACTGGACAGACAGTGCTAATAGTGGTAAGTGGGGCAATCAGTTCCAAGCCTACCGCCTTACTAGAAACTACATCCCTACGGGAGTAGCCGATACTTTCGACTATGGTGACAGAGTTATTGTTACTAAGAATAAGCTTAGGGGTAGTGGTAGAGCTTTGTCCTTGAAGATTCAGAGTGAAGAGGGTAAGGATATGAAACTCCTTGGTTGGGGGTTAACTGTTACGGGGAATAGTGCACCTTGAAGAATGTACCCGCAGTACAGTCAACAAAGATTGAGAAGGTAGTAGACAATGAGTACTACTGGGCACGATTTGCTAGGCAAACAGATGGAAAACTCTATGGACATGTGACATTCAAGAGGTGGTCTCCTACAGCTAAAAGGAAAGCCATTGAAACATTAAACGGTATTGGAGAGCCTGTCTTTGCAGTTCTTCACGATATTAAGATGGCTAAGTTCCTTTTCAGTCTTGGTTTTGTGCCAACAGGTAATCTGGTAACAAAGCCTATGGAAGGTTTTGAAAACCATGTTTTTGGTGAAGTTGTATACACTCCTAATGGTTATGGTCAGTATGCGTTAAGTGTATACGAAGAGTTAGGCAAGGAACTTCTCCCCATATCTCTTGTAGATGGATATGGCAAGGTCGAAGATTTGATGGAAATAATCTCTAAGCATGAGTATAGGGACTGGGAAACAACACACTACTTTAGCGATGGAGTTTATACTCGGGTAGCAAAGATACCTAGAGACAGACTCTTTATAGGGCATCTACACAGAAAGAAGACAAACACTACAGTAGCTAAGGGGGCTATTACAACCCTACTTGTAGACGCCCTTGGGTACGCAACAGATCTGGGGGTGATAGATGGGCCTTATACTTTTGTGACAGAGGCAGGTGTAAGGAAGGTTTGTTACACTCATGAAGATACCGTTATGATTAATAGTTTCCCATTAAGTGGCATCCCAGAACACCTTTGTAATAAAGATTGTATTGAAGATCTAGAAGATTTTATTTTTATTAAGGGAGACCCACAATGACTGGAATTGCTACAAGCACTGCACTTATAGGGGCTGCTGCTATCAGTGCTGCTGCTACAATTTATTCAGCAGACCAACAAGCAGATGCAGCAGAAGAACAAGCTGCTGCCCAACGTGAGAGTACAGCAGCACAGCAGAAGATGTCCTCTGCAAATGCCGCTAGAGAGCGTTTAAAAGCTATTAGAGAGGCCCGTATGAGGGCTGGTGCTATTGCTGGTGATGCGGGAGCAGGTGGAGTTGGTCAAGTATCTTCTGGTGTGGCAGGCTCTATTGCATCTATTGGCTCTCAAGCGGGTGCTAACATTGGTGCCATCAATGTTCAAGAGGGGTTTGCTGAGATTGCAAGTCAGGCTAACCAACGTGCAGCAGATGCTCAGGCAGATGCGGCTCAGTGGCAGGCTATTGGTAATATTGGTCAGACTATCTTCAGTACTGCCATGAGTAGAATGCCTGTTAAGGCCCCTAAAATCGGTTAAGGAAAAGTCTTGGAACCTATCTCCATTTTTGATTATGAACCGCCCGTCCCTGAAGTAGCCACCACCCCTACAAGGGTTGCTAAAGATGCTGCTTTCTATGCTGCAGCTATGTCAGAGGATGTTCAACAGTCTCAGGGTATTTATGAACAAGTGGTGGAAGACTTAACCCGATTTGGTAGTTCTCCATATATCGACGATATCAAAGAAAAGATTGCTAAAGAGCATAAGTCGAAGGTTGCAGATAAGGCTAATGCTGTACTGATGTCTTACGACAAACCTGCTAATGAAAAGCTTACGGAATTACAAGATTTATCCAGCCAACAGCCTCCGGGTATTGATGACTTCTTTACACAACAATACACACTTTTAGGGGATACTGGTAGTTTTAACTCTCAGTTAATCCAAGCTAATAAATCTATCACTGGTGTAGATAATCTCTTAGGTAATCAGTACGAATTATATGACCCTGAAAGAATTAAACAAGAGGTAGAAGAGAAAAAGACTTTGTGGAATGCAATCAAAAACTTAGGCGGATCTATGGTAGATGCTGCTGGTGTTTTTGGTGAAGAGGGTTTCTTACAAAGTGTTAAAGGTATTACTCAAACAACTGGTGCTGTTGTTGCTAGCCTTGCCTACATGATCCCCGCAGGTTTTGTTGGTATCTATAAGGTCGCTAAAAAGGATTCCCAAGCCGCTGAAGTAGCTATTAAGGCTATTATGGATGCCAGTTACCGTGGGGACGGTAAGGCATACGAAGCTGGTATGAAAGTATTACAATCTGTTGGGGAAGTATTTGAAGTTCCTTTCCGGGCCATGGGAGATACGGCTGCAGATATTACACTAAAGATTACCGATTCTGTAGAAGCTTCTGCTATAGCAGGTTCCTTCTTCTATTCTGTTCCACAAGTATTGGGTTATGCTGGTGCAGCCAAAATAGCGATTAAAGGCGCTGTAAAGGGTCAAGGCGCTGTCCAAACCGTTAAGGGTATGGTAGATGCTGCCTCGCCTATTAAAGTGTTTGATAGACCCGTTAAAACGACCGTAGAAGGGCCTGTTATTAGTGATGTATTTGTAGGGCCTAGAACCCCTATTACTCGTATGGAAGCAGCTAATAGACCTGCTGCTGCAGAGGCCATTGCTAAAGGTTTAGAGTCGACTAAGATGGCTGATGCATTAGGGACGACTCCTGCTGGTATCATCATGCACAATTATCTGCCTAAGTTCGGGGATGATGTCCGTGCAATGTATGCAGATATCGGTAAGAAGATTGATAGGTTGGATGCAGATGCTCTCTACCATTTAGAAAAGACAACAGTCGATCCCTGGCTTTTTGATCCTGTTGCTATTAAGAACGATAAGAACCTTCATGCACAGATCATTCAAGAGACCTCTGAACTTGTCCCTCAGATGTCCTCTTCTGTGTTCTATAAGTCTACTGTAGACGATACGGGCAGATCTTATCGTGCTAAGATGGTCTATGGTTCTGGGGATAATAAGGGATTTGCTTCTCTGGAAGAAGCTAATCTTGCTAAGGGGAAGTTAGCCTTTGCTGTTGCTTCCAAATATGGAATGCCTCAATCCGGTAAGGGTGGTAATGCTACTTGGCAGAAACTTGCTAAAGATATTACTGTTGAGGAAGCTCCCGGAGGGGAGTTCTTTGTTAAGTGGGATTTCTTCAGGGCATATGACCCTATTCAAGAGAATATCTCCTTGATTCCCTCTGCAACTTTTGCAGGCATGGATGTTACTAGGTTTGCTAACTACGGTATTGGTAAGTGGATCTTCAACCCCGCTACCCGGCTCCCTAAGATTCTTACTAGTGGTTATGCTAGGGCTGAGTTACGTTCTGCTAACTTGCAGAAGGTTTGGGAAGATGTTATTAGAGATGAAATCCTAACCACTAAACCCAAGAAAGAGTTAGACTACCTTATCAAGAAAGGTGAGGATGAAGGTAAGCACTTAACCTTACAGGAGATCAGGGATACATACCCTAACATGCCTGCTAAAGAGTTTAAGTCTTTGGTCAATGGCTATGAACATTATCGTAGATTAGATGAACACCTATATCTTACCTTCAACCGTATCCACCGTAATCAAAAGATTACCCAAGGGTATGTGGGACTGTATGACGATCAAGGAAGACCTGTTGGTACTCTTGGAAGAGAGATTGTTGCTAAACAAGAGCTTAATAAAGATACTTTAGAGCAAGAGAACTTACCTAAAGAGTTAAGAGACGAGCAAGGCTTTCAGGCAGAGGAAGTGTATGACTTTACGATGAAGTCGGAAGTAGATCCTGTTACTGGTGAAGTTAAGAAGGTTCATACTGGACCTATTAAAACCTCTGAAGCTAATGTCGATGGTCGTAGTGTATTTGAATTAGACAAACCATTTACTATAGGGGGTAAGACATATACTTATGGTGTAGGTGCAAGACAAGGGCCGGTCCCTGTTGAACTGCTCCCTAGAATTCCGGGTCACTATCCCCATATTAATAAAGAGCCATACTTTATTAAGGCCATCCCTCAAGAACTTTATATTAATGGCAGACTTATCCCCAAAGACTCCCCCGGTGCAGAGGCGCTTTATGCTAAACATGCAACTACTGTAGGTGTTGCAGACACTAATAGTCAAGGTATCGAATCCATCAAGAAGTACAAGGAGAATAACCCCGACTACGACTATGTAGTTGTTCCCGAGCGTACTGATATTGATAAGGTATTGGTTACATACCTTGATGCTATTAAGTATGGTGCAGACTTAGGTAAGTCTAGAAAAACTACACGCCTTACTCACGGGGATGGTCGTCTCAGTACCTTAGAGGACGTTGTTGTAGCCATGAACCAACGTCTTGCTGAAGCTGCTAAATTAGATGCATTCAAGGATATTGACTTTGAGTTTAGACAACAATTTGTAAGAAGATTTGGAAGTGTTACAGACCACAAGTTTCCTGAGACTATTCAAGATATTAAGCTTCAACCTAACAAAGGAGATCTTAATTCTCAAGCTTTAGTGCGGGATGCTAGGACCTTGTACGAACAGTACATGACTTTCAATAAACATGCTGAGTCTGTTCTTGACAAGGGTTGGAAAAAGGGTTTAATGGCTGTCGCTTATAAGCTTGAAGATGGTTGGCCTAAAGTGTCTGAAGCTGCTAGGTGGGCTGCTAGTCATGCCTTCCCGTTAGAGCGTGCATACTTGAATGCCGCTACAGTATCGGCTATCCATCTTAACTTCGTTAAGCACTGGTTTGTTCAGCCATCACAAGTACATGAATTGGCTGTCTTAGCTGCTACTAAAGGTAACTTCAAAGCTGCTAGAGATATCTACACCCTTGGCCCTATGATCTTCAGTGCAATTGTCGGAGATAATAAGAGATTACCTAACTTTGTTAGAAAGTCCCTTGGTGCTCGTCCTATTGACCGCAGACTCGGCATTGATGAAACAGAGTTCCAAGCTATTGTACAAGCCTTTAAAGATACTGGGGTACCTTATGCTTTAGATAGACATGCCAGTATGGACGGTATCTTGAGAAGTAGTCTGGAGAAACTGGTTCCCACTACCGGGGAGAAGGCTGTTAGCAGGGCGACTAAAGCGGCTACTATTGTACCTCAAGTCGGCAAGACTGTTGGTTTTACTGGCGCTGAACTAGCTAATGCTATTGGTATGTGGTTGTATGCCAGAAGCGATTTCATCAAGAATAATCCTAAGAAGAATTGGAATGATCCGCATAACAGAGAGATCATTGCAGAAAGACTATGGGGTATTGGTAACTCCATGCAGACAAGAGGGGACTTATATCCTTATCAACAGGGTTTCCTTAGGGGGTTCTTACAGTTCCAAGCATTCTCTAACAAAGCTGCCCTTCAAGTGTTTAGTTCTAAGTTCTTGACAAAAGAAGAGAAAATTAAACTTGCAGCTATTCGTGCAATATCTTATGGGGATAAAGCTATCATTGTTTCTACGCCTATTGACTTGGCTGTTGGAGGATTAGAGGAAGAGGTATATAGTCACATTGACCCCAACGATAAAGAGTCAATGGAGTTAGCCAGAAGTTTTCTTGAAATATATAGGGAAGGTCTAGGGAACAAAGTAGGTAACTATATCCTATCCCTGATCGCTGGTGACGACGAAGATATCCCTGATTTAGAGACAGAGATCAACTTCAACAAGGCTATGGCCCCCCTGCCAGAGCACGGTCTTCCATTATCTGACTTTGTTGTAAACGTATGGAAGATTTCTCAAGGAGATAAGACTGTACAAGAAACCCTTGCTGGTCCTGCTGCTGCTTTACGTTTAGTTAAAGTTGCTGCTGATCTACACACTATCTTTGAACTTAAAGATGAAATAGATACAATGGATGATGTAGGTAAGACTAAGTATCTTAGAGAGGTCGCTAAGTTTGCACCGGCTTGGAATAACTTTGAGAAGGCCTTGTGGATGAAGCGTACAGGTCAACTCCCTGACAAGGCCGGTAATCCCATGGAGATGGAGGTTACTAGACAAGAAGTTATTGCTCAAGCCCTTGGTCTTACTACTAAGAAGTCTGAACTTCTGTATGAACTGCAGAATAATAGCTTTAAGATCTCTAAGTATGCTACTGAAACTGCCAAGAAGATTGTTGGTATTTTAGATACAATGGACTGGATGAGGTTAGATCAAGATAGAGATGCTTTTAAGGTCAACGAAGATCGGATTAAAGAGGTTAGAGCACTCATCGATATCTACTCTGCTAATGGATATGAAAGAGAGATTATCCATGCAGTTGAGACAGAACTTATTAAACAAAATAAGAAAGGTGTCCAAGGTGTTATTGATAGACTTGTGAAGTCTAGACAAGATGGATGGGCTAAAGAAGAACAAGCTCAAGCCCAGAAACTAAAACAACTTGAAGGTATTGTTGGTAAATCAACAACCGATAAGATTAATCAGTTGTGGGAAGAAATTCCCCAAGTTAATTTATTCAATGATAAAGGTAATGAATAATGGCACAACCTAAGTTTCAACCTATTTTAAACGAGGCCGCTACTCCTACATACATCCGTCCAGGGGTGGTAGACAATTCTACCGCTGTCGCCCTATCTGCTGTTCCTGGCGTTATTAAGATGGCTGACACCATCTTTGAAGAAGTGTCTATTAAGAATGCTCTTGAACAAGATGTTAATCCTATCATTGAAACTTATGAGGCTGGATATCAAGGAACTAAAGAACGCAAGGAAATCCTTAATGCACGAGAGGCCCTTTTTGCTAATGCTCAAGGGGTGCCAACAGAAGCCACTACAAAACTAATCGATGAGAATGCCAAGCAATTAGAAGCAGCTATGGCCAAGATTACTGCTGCTGAAGAACAAGGGTTAATCTCCCCTGCTGCTGCAATGGCTAAAATCACTGCTGCCACTAGGGCTGCTATTAACAAGAACCCTTGGCTTGAGGGACAACTGTACGAAAGGGTTCAAAGACATTTGAAACGTAATGGTATTATTGACGTTTGGAGTGAAAGAGAGTCTATTGCTAAAAGTGCTCAGGAGAAATACGAACAACAGAAAAACTATTATCGTAGTAAAATTGATGGATATGCTAAGGAAGGATACGATGTTAAGTTTAATGAGTATGGTACTGTAGATGAATGGCGGGCACAGGTCAACGAAACTAATGAGAAGATAGCTGTAACAACTGCTGCTGATAAAGCTGCTGAACGTGCGGATAAGATTCCTGTTGATCGTCTTAAAACATCTATTCGTGATAGTAGTGCACATCAGATATTAGACGCATTAGTTGGCAGATTTAGTAATACATCTATGAAGATGTTAGAGGGGGTTCCTTCAGGTTCTCAAGCACATCCTCAAACTATTGAACAGATTAGGGCAGAGGCTACTCTACTTAAGAGTAAGATTACTAAACTTACCTCTGGCGGTAGGGGGGATGCTGTTGTTGATAGATTTACTGAAGATGCCCTTAAGCGTGTAGACGAGTATACAGAACTATTTGAGAAGAAATATTCTAACGAGGACTTACGTAAAGCTATTGCAAATAAGACTGAAATGGAACGTAACAAGCAGTCTCTTGTTACTATGGGTGCTTTCAATATCGGTATGATTGATGCTGTAGAACGTCTTGCAAAGGCTCTTGACCCAGTGAACGGCATCAGTAATGTACTTAGTGGTGCAGACCCAGAGAAGAGGAAGAAATTGTGGGAGGGTGTTGCTGGAATGTATCAAGGAGCCTTTAATACAGCTAATGTTAAAGGGGTATTTGATTCTGGAGCACATGTGAATATCTTCACAAGTCTTGGAGAGTCTATTAAAACTAACGAGAATCCCTTTAGAAAACAAGAGAAGATTGATTCTGCATTAGAGTATGTCTCCCGTATGACTGAAGCTCTAATCTCTCCAGAAGCTTTTAATAATCCAAAAGATCAGGCTAGTTCCTCCTTGAAGTTTCTTAATCAAGTGGCTTCTGATAAGAGTCTTGGCAGCATCTTGTCCACCAATTCAGAATATGGTCTATCTATAGGTAAGGTGGTAGACAACCATATGAACGGTGTTATTGATACATTTGCTGCTGTTGTATTTAAGCACACTGCCGAGAACCCTAATACGACATTCACATATGATGTTTTAGAAAATGGAGCTTTTGAGGTTAAGAGCAATGACCCTACTATTGCTGCAGAAATGAATAAGAAGTTGTCCACCCAAGTGAATATAGCCTTGGATGCCTATGCAAATTCCTTAGGCATCTCTAGGGCACAAGCTGCTCCTGCATTCTACACCCAATACTTTGCAGAACTTACGGCTAACGATCCAGACCTTCTTGCAATACAGTCGAGTGCTAATTTTGATAAACCTATAGATCAAAATACACCTATTACAGGAGTAAGCGATCTCCAAGAAAGCATTAGAATTACTCCTGAACAACAAGCAGAGAGGGATGCTCTTAGGGTACGTGTATTGCAACAAGAGCTAGCAGATCATAGAGCTAGTGGGGATACAGTAAATGCTAAGTATGTTGAAGGAGAGTTAAGGAAGTTAGGGGCTGCCCCTCTTCCACGTGAGATCCGTGAACCTAAAAAAGAATTAGTTAAGCCTAATGATATAAGATATTCAGAAGAGAGGGAAGCCTTATTTAAAGAGCATCATGCAGCTATCTCTAAGGTTGCTCAACAAGCAGTTAAGAACAATTCCTTACTTACTGGGATTGAACTTGCTAAGTTCGTCGCTAAGTCTTTGGGACAGAAGTTAGAAGATGTTATAGACGATACCCTTAATTGGGAGGCTGAACATCGTAAGAGTGCTCGCAAGAAACTTGGACTTGATAAGGGTAAGTAATGCCGACCGAAGAAGAACTCTTAAAAGATGCTCTGGCAGGTTCTTCGAATCTTCCCGACTCTGCTGCCTATAATAAACAAAGAGCATTGAAGGGTATTGGTTTTGATTGGAAACCTTCTGATGAACAAACCAAGAGAGATATACAGGAAGCAGATAGAAGAGATAAGCTTATTAGAATGGCCTTAGAAGTCACCAGGAAGCCTGTGGTTGAGTCCAAACCACTTGAAGGTATGGATGCCTTATTAGAAGGTATTAAATGGAATTTAGGTGGAAGGGAAGGTCCAGGACCAAAGGATAAAGGTTATCGAGGATCTCCTTCTATTGGGGCTTCCTTACGTAAACTTATTATGCCAGAGAAGGAAGTACCTCCTGATCCTTTTGATGTTAAGGCTAATGCTGCAGTTCCGGTTAGCTTTGGAGATGTTATTCCTGAATATGTTGAAAGGAAAACGGGGAGTGCTGTTGCTGGAATGGCGGCAGGAATCCTCACACCGTCACCTAAAATTGGGGTGGGGAAGAACTTACGGAAGATGATAGACGATGCAGAAGGGCCTATAGTTCAAACAGGACGGCACACTCAATCAGAGGGCGTATCAGATGAAGTAATAAACTGGCTTCAGTCTAGAAAAGAGCAGGGTATTACTAGATGGGTTGTTAGGAAAGATGGAAGTGTAACTCCGTTGACCGGGGTTAACTCTAGAGACTACCGAGTACCTGATGATGCAGTGTTGGTAGATGTACAAAAAGGAAAGCCCCAAATCCTAGATACAGGAAGTGGGGTTCCGAAGGCTCATGTAGAAGGCATCCTAGCCAGAGCAGCTAAGAACTTTAAAGAGGCAGATGCTCCTGCTGCAGTAAAGGCTTTTGATGACGTTTCTAAACAGAATAAACTTTTAGTAGAATCTAAGTTCACACTAGCGGAAACAAAACCTATACCTAATCCTACAACCACTAAAGATATCGAGTATAATAAAATTGTACAGGCAATAGAAGGATCTCAAAATAGGTTGTTAGTTGCCAGAAGAGCTTTAGAGGCTCAACTGGCAAAAGGTAAATCTAATGGTTTCTATGAAAGTCAAATAGAAGCCTATCAAGTTGGATTAGAAAAGAACCTAAAACGACTCGACGATTTTAAAAAGTAAGTACCATAGTAGGAACTTCCCGAGCCCTGGCATAATTAATTAAATGCTCAGTCTCGGGACTTTCTCCATCCCAGAATGCCAATACCTTATCGGCATTATCTACAATGTGTTTATTTCTAATATAAACACTCTTCATCATAGCCTGCACAGTTTGACTGGCAGGTTTCACCGGCCTAAATACAATACAGTCTAAGCCTCTTGCATGTGCAAACTTACTCGCATTTCTTTCTGTCCCTTCCATATTCCCCGTAACAATAACCACATTGCTGTGGGTGTGTTCATCAAGGAATGCAGACATAACAGGAAATAATCTTGTTTCATCTTGGTAGCGAGGGCTACCTACAATTGCTACGCGCATCTTTACCTTTCTGAATAATTTCTTCCATAGTGCGAAGACAGCCAACACAATATTGCCGTGTTGGGTCTGCCTTACACTCGTTAATACATTTACTCGCAGGTTTTCTTTCCTGTTGTGGTATCGTAGTAACAGGCTGCTCCTTCATCTACCTCTACCTTGTTCAAAATACCATACCGCTTACCTGCTGCACGAAATGTTGTACAACCTTTACATCCCGACTTCCAAGCCCTCATGTAAATGTTCTTGAAGTCTTCCCAAGTAACATCTTCCCCTACGTTAAGGGTTTTCGAGACAGCACTATCAACCCACTTAGATGCAACAATTAGTACATCTAGGTGCTCGTCAATAGTACACTCATCTGCAGTTTTTGCTTGTACACCCCACGTCCGGTATCCATAATCAGATACCCTCTCCACCTGTTTGTTGCCATCATCATCTAGAATCGTCCGGTCATAGAAAATACTAAAGACAGGTTCACACCCAGAGGATACGTTATCAGCAGTTAAGCTAATGGTTCCAGTAGGTGCAATAGAGACCAGATGACTATTCCTAATACCTTTCTCAGCAATTAGTTGCTGTACGTCAGGCGACAACACTTGGATGAACTTACTTTGTAAATACTTATCCCGATCAAAGAGAGGGAAGGCACCTTTCTCTGCTGCAAGATTAGCCGATGCACGATAGCACTCATTAGCTAGAAGTTTACTAACCTTCTCCTGAAACTTTAAGAAGTCTTCACTGCCATAAGTGTATCCAAGGACTTCCCCTGCATTCGCCAGCCCTGTATACCCAAGCCCCATCCTCCGTTTAGCCTTAGCCTCTTCCTCTTGTTGCGGCAAGGGAAACACGGTATTGTCAATAACATTATCCTGTGCTCGGACAACAACTGCAATATCTGCAATGAATAAGTCCCAATCAAACTTATAACGTTTAGGCTGATACTCAGTAATATACTTCACAAGGTTAAAGCTGCCAAGTAGGCAAGCACCATACGGGGGGAGGGGTTGCTCCCCACAAGGGTTTGTAGCAGCAATGGTTTCACAATACCAAAGATTATTCATCTCATTGATTCGATCAATAAAGAGAACGCCAGGTTCTGCCCAATCCCATGTAGCCCGCATCAACTTATCCCACAAATACCGAGCATCTACGCGACTGTATACACGCCCTTGGTACTTCAGTTCAAAGTCTCGCCCCTCTTCCACAGCCTTCATAAACTCGTCTGTAACTCCCACAGAGATGTTAAACTGTGTAAGGTTTGTTGTGTTGGTCTTAGCCTCAATGAAGGCTTCGATATCAGGATGATCTACCCGTAACACCCCCATCTGCGCCCCCCTACGATGCCCTGCACTACTAACTGTTTTGCAGACTGAGTCAAAGATTTGCATGAAGCTTAGTGGACCAGAGGCTTTACTATCCAAGCTAACAATCAAATCCCCATCAGGGCGTAGTGTGGAGAAGTCGTAACCAATGCCACCACCTAGTCTCATGGTGTTTGCTGCATCAGTAGCGGCAATCATAACCCCATCCATACTATCATCAATTGTTCGGCTTACATAACAATTAAATGCAGTTGTCTTACGGGGGCTTCCAATAGCTGATTGGATACGACCTCCCGGCAAGAATCGTTGCTTCAGCAGAATCTCCCGGTACTTATAGAAATGCTCTGGGGTATCCGAGAGGATGTTGGCAATACGACTCATTGCCTCTCGAAATGTCTCTCCCGTAAGGCGGTGTTTCCGTTGGTGTGTTTCTTCAGAGATAGCCAACTGTGGGCCATATGTTTCACTCATTATTATCCTTTAAGTGGTGGTGCAGTATTCTGTGGCAGTTTGAACAGACCAAGATACATTTATCTAGTTCCTCTGTCGCCCTTTCCCACTTTCGATCTAGGGCGGCAGAAGGTTGGTAGTCTTTTATAGTAGGGTCTAAGTGATGAAAATCATAAACACAGGGAGGGAAGACACCGCCACAAATAGAGCAACAACCGCCTTTATAAGTTATAGCCTTTTCCTTTAAGGCTTGCTTTCTTTTGGTGTTGTATACTTTTCTTTTATCTTTATGTTTGTGCTTATTCCGATGGTAAGCTTCCCTCGCCAATCTATTATGATGTTCATTATTCAACGAGTATCTCCTGAGCCTTTAAGAACCCCTCTAGCAGCCCTGTCTGCCAACTTATCCAAGTTCTGTTGTGCTACATCCTCAAGGTTAACACCAAGGGCTTTAGCACAGGCTGCCAGGTACCAAAGAACATCCCCTAATTCTGCTGCTGCTGCTTCCGTAGTATTAGTGTCACCACGTAAGATCTTCTTAATCTTACCTGCATATTCACCAGCCTCATTAACAAGACCAAGAGCAGGGTAAATCAAAAAATATTCCTTAGGGAATACCGCAGTCTTCATTGCTTCTTTTTGATAGTCTTTTAAATTCATTGGATACTCCGTGTTTCACCTTGATTCATTTCAATAAATTCTTGAACAACATTCCAGATAGATGAACCAAGTAACACAGCAGGAGTGTCTTCAATATCATCAGCATCTTCCGGAACAGGGTCCGTAACTAATCTGACACTAGCGAATTCATCGTCTGTTGTTTCAATAACAATTGATACTTTATTAATTTTCATTCTCTATCCTCATAATAACTTTCAATGAAAGTTTCTTCAACATTTAATTCTAATTCTTCTAATAATTCTTCTTGCCTATCTTCGATAAGATCAGAGAATCTTTCCACTAAATCGTAGATAGTAATCTCGAAGTAAGTCATAAATTTATCTTCAGATAGTTTAACTTTAATAGCTTCTTTGATGTCGTCTAAAGTAATATTCATGACCACCAATCCTCTTCAAACTTGTACCACTGATCGTACCTTGGCCATACAGACCAAAGATTGATCGGGGGGAACTTCAGGTCAGGCCAACTTATCATCGGTTTTTAATCTCTGTCTTAAGGTACATAGCAAGATCAAGAGCCTCTTCGTATGCATGTTGAAGCATATCGTCTTTACTTTGATCCAAGGTACGACCATATTTCTTAAACCCAACTTCTGCTCGGTTTAACAAGTCTTCAATCACCGAAGCAAGGACAGGACTATTAGAATCCATATAAGACCTCATTCCAAAATTGAAGTTCATACTCTTGCTGTTGCCATTGTTTAATAAAAAGATTAATCATATACACCCCACAAATTTATCACCAGCTTTAGGGGCTACAGATTGCGTACCCCTAAACCATTTACCACAATCCTGACACTGGAATCTAGCATATTTACCTGCTGCAGTATAATAGAATCCCCTGCATTGGTAGTGTCCACCACCACATGAAGGACAACATAAACTAGTTTCTCTGAATAAAGAGTAATTCAAAGGAGACTTAATCCAAGGCTTCAGTTTGTAGTATACTTTTTCTAAAAGTTTAACATCTTGTTTGTTATAACTCTCCATCATGGCCCATGCTTCGTGATCATCATTCATACATTTGATCCAGAGTTCATGGCCAATGTGCTTCTCTTTCTTGCCCAACTTAAGTGCTTGAGCAATGTAATCTAACTTGTTAGAAGGAAATCTAAACTGACTACGTGCTGTCTTCAATAGGTCAATCTGTTTAACAGGGCTAGGAGGACTTAATCCGTCTACCAAAAACTCTTTGTTGAGTGTCGGGATATCGAACTTCGTTCCGTTGTAATGTATAACTGCATCCGCTTTGTCGATCAACTCGTGAATCTTTTCTAACATCTTCTTCCTTCCATCTTGATACGTGGAAGAAAACATTATGTCTGTTTGATCTAACCATTTAGCACTCCAACACAATACATAACCACTATCTATGATTTGGGGTAAGCCAACATTCTGTTGCCATAAGCCCCATACATGTACTAAATTAGGTGCAGTCTCAATATCTAATAATAATATCTTAGGACTCATTTTGAGTAGGCCTATTGTCTTTATAAGTTTTAAGAATCATCTCTTGTAGTACAGGATCCATATACGGATAAGTGTCAGGGATATTTAAGGAGATGATTTTAGAATGAAATTCAGGTTCAATATAATCCTTTATCCAGTCCTCTGCAATAACAATTTCATCTGCCCACGCACCTAACACCAAGTCGTAGGGGATTAGTGCATAATCTTTAATAGCACCACACGCTCTTGTATTGTATTCAAACTCTTTATACAATACATTTGCAATAGTAGGACTCCTAAGTATCCCTGCAGAGCATACACATAAAACCTTTTTAAAATCCTTTTGGAAGGGATTAGAACTATTAAACAATCTATTATTCAATTTAACTCCTTATACTCTATAACATTTAGAGCCATAATATTTAGTAAATCTCCGTATTGCTCCCCATCCCTAACCATAGTTTGAGCAATGGTTACATGATCTACATCCTTGTGAACTAAGATGCCTACACTTGTATTATAGAGTTTATCAGGAGCAACTTCGTTAGGCTCAAACCACCCGTAGGAACTATGGTGATCCTGCCATATAATCTTAACGAATATCATACATAAATTACAAAACGAATAAAAAATAAATCAATGATAATAGCACGATAATCTACATCGTCTTCATAATATTCTATCCCTAACATCAGCCCTGGAATAAAATTAACTTCAATCATTCCGATCCTTTCAATCGTTTACGTTCTGCTGCTTCTTCTTTCGTCTTATTCTTATGGCAAGTGGTACATAAAACTTGTAATTCTTTAGCAGTACAGAACAATCGTTCAATGAAACTATCCCAAGTAGTAAAGCCTGTTAGCGGTACTACAGGATCAATGTGGTCTACTTGCACTTCTTTAGCTGTATAGTGCTTCTTACATGAAGCACAGCGATAGTGTTCTGCAAGTCTACCTGTCTGTTTATTCTTCTTCTTACCCACCTTAGCCTT